CTTCATATATCTACCTAGAATATTGCTATTATAATATGCAGGGGTTCCATCGTCAAGAGCCTCTATCAAGACATTATTTAAGAACAATTGCTTGGTTTCTTCGTAGTTAACCTTTCCGAGAGTGGTATGAAGTGACATAATCTCTCTGGAAAAATTGTCCTTTCCATATCTGGATATGTCGGATTTGAGTTCTGGGGAACTTCCATAATACTTCTTCCAATCTGACTCAGAAGTAACTCTTCTCTTTCCACCCTTAGGTTTTCGTTTCTGTACGAAGTACTTTCTACCGATGTATTTCTTACCTGTTGTTTTATTTGTAATACAGTAGACGTAACCGAAGAAGTCGCCAATATCATCAGAAGTGAAAGCTGTACCTTTGTAGTACCAGGGATTTTCATACTGCTCCATCTTCAGCAGGTGGTTCTGGTGTTGGAGGTTCCTCTACATCTGCTAGAATATTATCAATCTCAGTAGCAGAGAACTTACCTGTTGCTTCTAGTTCATCTCTTTTACTGATAGCACCTGCAGGAGGATCATATGGCTCTGGTGTTACAGGTGTCTCGTCTGGAGGAGTCTTGGTGGGATCTGTAATGTTCTTCCATATATCACCAATATCCTTTAGTTCTTTAGGATCTAATGTAGGTTGCATAACTAATACAAAATTATTATAAAGATATTTAGACACAAAAAAAAGAGGATTAAGAATCCTCTGTATCTTCATATACTTTATATGCATCGTATTCACCGAACAACCATGCATCTGCTTTTGCTGCTTCACGATATGCTTCGATACTCATATCTTTCAAACCTTTTACCTCTGATTCAGTTTCAATAATTCTAACTTTAGGTTTTGTTTTTTCATCCCACTCTTTATGAATCTCTTTGATTTGTTCATCTACACTGTTCATTTCCATTTTGATTTTACCTTCAATCCAAATTTCTTTCAACCATGCAACAAATCCTAATGCTAAATGTTGTATAAATGGGTTCTTAAATTTTTTCTTAACCCACCTCTCTGCCTTTGCATACCAAGGGTCTGTACCCTTACCGAACTGTTTTTCAAATTCTATTTTCATTTTAATAAGATGAATCTATAAGTGATGCTTCATCTATATCAATTTCAGAATATGAAAGACCATCCCAGTAGGAATGATATAGCCTTCCCCAAATAACATCGAACTCTTCTTGATTCAAATTTTTAAATAAACATTTTTCATGTAGATATACATGAAATGTTTTATTAGAGTTTAAAACCTGAGAATGTGTCCTTTTTAACATCTTGTTTGATTCCTCCAACAATGTAAGATTCGACTTCTGTTTCCTGTGGTGCAACTTGTAATCCTTTTGAGGATATCCAATGCTCTGTCCATGGTAATGGATTGTTTCTAATCGGTACATCGTAAACAGGTTTAAGACCTATTGATCTCATACGCTTGTTAGCAACCCACTCAACATACTGTTGTAGTAACTTATCATTAAGTCCAATCATAGAACCATCTTTAAAGAGATACTCTGCCCATCTCTTTTCCTCATCAACAGTATTCATAAATGCTTGGATTAACCATGGTTCTTGCTCCTTAGCAATCTGAACCATTTCTGGATCGTCACCTTTTTTCCAATTATTTAGAATGTTTTGGGTGATTGCGAGGTGTTGATTTTCATCTCTGGCAATGAGTGATATAATTTTTGCACTTCCTTCCATGAGCTTGAGTTCACCAAAAGCAAAACTACAAGCAAAAGATACGTAAAAACGGATACCCTCAAGAATGTTAACATTAGCAACTGCCCTATATAAATGTTTTTTAAGATCTCTACGTGACCATTCAGCATTGATGTGATCTTTCCAACCCTCTCTCCAATTGTTACTTTGATCATACTCATGTGCTAGATTAATAAAATCATCATATGCTTTAGTAACACTGGATGCACGTTCTAGGATTCTTTCGTCAGTAAGAATAGTATCAAACACCTCAGAGGGATCTGAATATACATTCTTAACTATGTAAGTGTATGAACGACTATGAATCATTTCCATAAGTTGCCATACATTCATACAACCTTCCAACTCAGGAAGAGAACAATATGGTGCAAAAGCCATACCAGGTGCACGACCTTGAACACTATCTAACATTGTTTGGTACTTTAAGTTAGATGTAAAGATATGCTTTTGTTGATCATCTAATTGTTGATAATCTCCCCTATCTTTCTGTAAGGAAACTTCTTCTGGTCTCCAGAAATATCCTAACTGAGACTTAGTTAAGTTCTCAAATGCAGGGTACTTGAAACCATCATATCTCTGAACACCTAAAGGTGCACCAAAAAACATTGGTTGTTTTTTAGTATCAACTTGTTCTGTATTAAATACAGTCATTGAATCAACCACTTTTCTCCTCGTAGTAGAATTTGTTTTAAATTGCACAGCTCTCGCAGACCTCCTCTTCTGAATCCATTATATCATCAACTAAAGATTTTAACTCATTATCTTTATCATCCGCATCTACATCATCTGACTTATTATCATATGTGTTTTGATAATAAGAAGTCTTCCAACCGTACTTATATGTAGTTAAAAGATCTTGTGCCATCACTGAAGTAGGAACCTCAGCACCTTCATATTGTTGTGGGTTATAACTCCAGTTTCCGCTAATCGCTTGATCGAAGAATTTCTGCATAACAGCAACAATGTTAATATATCCAACATTGCTAGGCATCTCCCAAAGAAGCGTATAGTTATTCTTAAGGGTGTTATAAGAAGGAACAATTTGCTTAAGAGGGCCTTTCTTAGATTTTTTAACTGAGAGATAATCTCTTGGTGGTTCAATACCATTCGTTGCATTACAGACAACTGATGATGATTCGGATGGCATTTGTGCGGATAAGGTACTGTTTCGTACTCCATATTTTTTAACATCGTTTCTTAATGTGTCCCAATCATAATGTAATTCATTAGGAACAATCTCATCAACGTCTTTTTTGTATGTGTCGATAGGTAATATACCGTGAGAATATTTAGTATTATCAGAATATTCACATGCACCCTTTTCTTTTGCAAGTTGTACGGTTGATTTAATTAGATTATATTGGAATGCTTCTGTAAGATCATGTACCAATTTCCATGCTTCTTTATCCCCATAATCAACACCATTCTTAGCAAGATAGTGTGCTAGTCCTATGAAACCAACACCGAGTGATCTACGTGCCTTAGTTGCGATTTCTGCTGCTCTGACGGGGTATCGTTGAAAATCAATAAGTTCATCAAGACTCCTAACAGTAAGATCGCAGAGGCTTTCAAGATCCGAAAGATCCCTAATTTTGCCAATATTAATAGCAGAAAGGATACAGAGAGCAATTTCCCCAGAGTCATCGTCAATATGTTGTATAGGTTTAGTTGGTAATGTAATCTCTTGACACAAGTTACTCATCTCTACTTTATCAATAAATGATGAGTGAGAATTGCAATGGTCAATGTTCATTATGTATATTCTACCAGTTTCTGCTCTTTCTTTCAAGAGGTCAAGTATTAATTCTTGAGCTCCGACTGTGATTCTTGGGATGGATTCATCCAATTCGTAACTGCAATATAACCCATCAAACTCAGGGGTGCCAAAACTCTCATACAAGTTAGGACAATCATGAGGGGAAAAAAGCGAGATTTCTTTATTGTCGATAAACCTTTGATAAAATAATTCACTTAACTGGATACTGTAGTCGAGTTTTCTGACTCTGTTGTCTTCTGTTCCTTTGTTGTTTTTGAGGACGAGGATGTCTTGGATTTCCTGATGCCAGATAGGAAAGTGGACAGTAGCTGATCCTCCTCTGATACCGTTTTGCGTACAGCATCTGACAGTTGACTCAAATTTTTTAAGGAAGGGGACCACACCTGTGTGCTGAACTTCTCCACCCCTGATTTTAGAATTGATTCCCCTGATTCTACCTGCGTTAATACCGATACCAGCCCTCTGTGCGACATATTTGCCAATAGCCATATCACTGCTAAAGATACTATCGAGGGTGTCATCAATATCAACCAGAACACAAGATGCAAATTGACGAATGGGTGTTCTGACACCTGCCATGACGGGTGTTGGGATGTTGATTCTGTGCTTTGAGATTGCGTTGTAGTATCGTTTGACATAATCGATTCTTGATTCGATGGGATAGTTTTGGAAGAGAGTAGCAGCAATTAACATGTACATCTGCTGTGGTGTCTCAAACACCTCACCAGTACTGCGATCTTGTACAAGATATTTATCTACGACCTGTCGTAGACCTGCATATGTGAACAGATAATCTCTGTCCCAATCAATAAAGTCATGAAGTTCTGACCATTCCTCTTCCGAATATTGTTTGATGAGGTCAGGATCATACACACCCTTAGCAATACACTCCTTAATATGCTCTATAAGAGGTGGAGGATTGTCTGGATGTCCTTTATATACAGATTTTCTATAAGAGAATAGAAGTAAACGAGCAGCAACGTACTGATAGTTAGGTTGCTCTAATGAAATGAGATCATTCGCAGACCTTATAAGGATCTCCTGTATGTCAGATGTCATTATGTTCTCATAGAACTGCAGGTTAGAGTTCATCTCTATTGCTGATTCAGATACACCTGCGAGTCCATCACATGCGAACTCCACCATGCGGTGAAGTTTGTCGAGGTTAAGGGGTTCGACTACACCGTTACGCTTTACTACGCTGATCATACTCGTTTCCAGTCTGTGAATTTTAGTTTTGCTTCCAAACCATTATATGTATTGGATAATATTATAGCAGAAGGGTCAAGTCCTGCCAACACCATATCATTGATGTCTTTCTCTTTGATATTCTTTGGCCAGATCACTATATTATCCTGCTTGCTAATGGATTTTTCCATTCGCTCAATGATCTGTTTGTTTCTTGGTTCGTTGTCATATACATAGACAAACTCATAATCCCAAGCACTAAGGTCAACATCGGCACCGCACATAGCGATAGCATTGTCCACAAAGAGGGAGTCCAAGGGTCCTTCTGTAACATAAACTTTCTCATTTTGATTGATAGTATCAAGTCCAAAGACCTTTTGGTGGTCATCGAACATTATTGTAATGTATCGTAACGTTGTATGCTTTGCCATAGATCTACCCTGAATGCCAAACCATGTACCATCTGCACGAACGAGTGGGATAATAATTCTGGGTTGATCATTGTGGAGACTATCAAACGTTTTCTTCTGTGTGTTGACCCAAGTCTTAAACTTCTCAGCATAGAATAGTCTTGAGAGTTGACTCTCTGGAACCTTCCTATCGAGAAGATATTTCTTTGCAGGGTGTTCTTTATTTAGATCAGAAATACATTTGAGATCGTGTGGTTTTTTAAACTTTGGTGTACTGTCAGGGATAGTAAATTTCTCTACCGTTGTACCCTTACCAGTAGAGTTCATACGATACTTTTCTAACTGATATTCACTATACAAATCAGGAGCAAAGTCTTTTAAAAAGTTCGCAGTAGTCTTTCCAACACCACAGTTGTGGCATTTATATACCATACGTCCTTTAACCAGAAAAAAATACCCCCGAGCCTTGTTCTTATTCTTCTTGGAATCTCCACAGAAGGGGCAACGGAAGTTGTATAGTGAGTTCTTAACTCGTTTAAATTTTTCTAATCGAATGGATAACCTATTAATATAGAGGTCATCAACTGTACTCATTCATTGTGCTAGTGGGTACTGATATCATAGTACTTTCTACTCCACTTGTCAAGAGTGGACGGATCATCTTCTGTCCGACTGGACTAACGAGGAAAGATATAACAGACAGAGCACCAAAAATAGACCACATTTTCTTTTCCATCGTCCTAAGACGGTCATCGACTTTACGGATGTCTCTTTCACAACCACGTTTGATTGAGTCTGTTTCTCTGTTGAGGTCTGCATGTAACCTATCTACCTTCTCGAATAATACTTGGTCTATTTGGTCTTGCTTATCTAACTTCTCATTATGCACAGCAAGAAGTTGTCCCATCTTTACTGAGTTCTCACTCAGGGTATCAACGACACGTTCTAACCTCTCTATTATTGCTGTGTTAATATTCTGTTCCATCCTACTGGTTCTTTAACGCTTTCATCCTCAGGTCGTAGTAAAATTTGATCACCTGATTGGGATACAAACGTTTCACATATATCTTTTTATGATTCTCAGGTCTGTAGATCTTCCTGAGTTGTATCTTAATGTCTGCTTCGGACTTACCATAGAGTACATACTCCTGTGCACCGTCATAACATACTTTAAAAGGCAGGTACCTGTCATTCTCCTTCTCAGATTTAGGAGTGACGTGTCCTACCACAAGTCCTTCATTACATTTACTCTTATACTTACGCTTCTTCTTTAGTCTAGGTTTCTTCTCATTGTTAGAACCTAGCATTGGATCAAAACCTGCCACAGGACCACTGGCATTAGCAGATCCAGAGAATCCACCAGTACCTGCACTCATTGTTGGGGCATCTTCGTTAATCACAATTTCCTTAGGGTGTCGTAGATAGTTTCATCAAGGGGTACATTCTCTAGCACTCCTTCATTACCATCTTCGGGATACCTGCTGAGGTATATCAAAAATGTTTTGACAGAGGAGTAATATTCTCTCTCAAGTTTGTACATTAATAAAGGTAGGGTACCTTCACCAAATACATTAAACAAAACTATTAAGTGATTCAGAATCAATGTGGTACGCAGTACTCCTGTCTTTAGATAACGCTTAAGCAACCTCTTAAGGTACTTAAACTTTTTCATATCTTCTAGAAAGTCATCCACAGTCACAGACTGTGGATTCTCGTAGTACTTGATTGCGAACATCAAATGATTCTTCTCATCTAGATGATCAAATCGCATTACTTATAATATGGTTCGGTTTTATTTAGCTACCGAAGGTTAGAGTAGCAGCTCCGTTGGTGTACTTCTGTTCAGCACCTTTACTTGTGTTTAGAACACAACGATACTTGTAACCGTTAAGTGTAGTACCTGATAGTCCACTATAAGCAAGTGTTGCTGTAGTGAAGTCAGCGTATGTGATACCAGTGTCAAGGTTTGCAGTGATATCAACCCAACGTGTAGTAGCTGTAGCTGTCTGTCTTTGCCACTTGTACTGCTTTGTACCAGACTGATCGACTGTGAAGGCAGCAGTGAATGTTCCTGCACCAGAAGATGAGGTGGA